GACAGGGTCGCCAGCGACATCGACGGGTCAGACGACGGGATAGACCCGCCCTGCGAAGCAGAAGCCGCGGAGGAGTGCACCGTGGTCTTCGGCACCTGCAGCGTCTCGCCACCAGCGGTGTTCAGCACCGTCGGGCCGGCCTGGAGAATGCCGGACACCTCAATGAGGTGCGCGATGAGCTGGTCGTAGAAGTCGATCGGCACGATGTCCGCGCCAATCGAGGTACCACCGGTCGGGGTGGGGCCAGGGCCGGTCAGGGTACGCATGTCGACCGGGCCGTAGTTCCACCTGATCCGGCTGTTCTCCGGCTGCCCGATCTCCAGGAACTTCGGCGCACCCGGCTCGCCGCGCAGGAAGGTACGGAACTGGTCGTTCAGCGCCCGCACCTCAGGCTTCTTGGCGTTCTGCTGGCTTTCACGCGAGGTGATCGCGTTGAAAGTCTTGTCCGCCTCAGCCGCCCGCTTCTCGGCGTCAAGCGCAGACTTGATGCGCTTGTCCAGGGTGTCCATTTCCTCGTTCATGACATCCCAGGTGCCCTGCTCCTCAGCAGAGAACGCCCGGTTTTCCGAGGCAGCGCGGTCCGCCAGCCCCTTGCACTCGTTCCATACGTTAAGACGCCGGTCGCGCAGCGCCTTAGTGACTTCACTGGCCATTAGTCCTCCTATGGTGAGGCCAGCTGACAGGACTTCACCTCGGCCTCAGCAGGAGGTGCGGCAGGCGGGCTGCGCGTGCCGGTGTAACTACTGTGCTCTTACAAGGCCAGGCAGTGCAACTGGCACTGCCTGGTCAAAGTCTGAACTACCTGGATAGTAGTCCGCCGTCTCCATATCAACAGAAACGTAACTGACACCCGCCTCTACCCAGCGGCGCACCAGGTTCCAGTCCGGTGCCCCTGGCTCGTTTATCCAGCCAGAAATGGGCAGAAGCTCCCGATGATGCAGCAGGTCCAGGCTGGGAAGAATCCGCCCCTGGGCTAGCGGGCCGTCACCGATACGGATCAGCCCGCGTGGCGTGTGCATCACTATGCGCGAGTAAGCGAATCCAGCTCCCGACTCCGCCAGGGCGTTCATAAGAACCCTGAGGTGCATCGGGCGCCAGGAATCATCGTCGTCAATGTAGGCGACGAACTTCCCGGACGTCTGCTCTAGCCCGGCTACCCGGGCACGATGCCCAAAGTGCGCTGCCGGATCGTGCTCGGGCAGCTGGTGCAGGCCCGGCAGCAGAGTCGCCAGCCTTTCGTCAGGGCCATCGCTAACCACGACGTGCTCGAAGGCTGGGTAGTCTTGCGCTTTCACCGATGGGACACACCGGCCTAGAAGCAGATCATGTCTTTGCCAGGTCGGCGTGATCACCGATATAAGCGGCGACTCACTTCGAGCAGATGGCATAGGCAACCATGGTGTCGTTGAACCCACTCTCGGCATTCACCGTCCAAGCGTGTGGTCCGGTGCCAGTCTCGGACTCACTCGACCCGGGCGCCGAGTCCGGGTAGCTGTTGCCAATAAACGGCCCGTTTGCATCGTAACCGCCGCCACCCAGAACATACGGGTGATCCGAAGGGCAGGTAGCAGTGGCGGAGACTTGACCCGTGGCACGCACGATCTGAGTGTCCAGACCCGACGAACCGGCCGTCGAAGGGCCTGCCGCTCCCATGGCTCCCGTGGCCCCCGTCGGGCCTGTGGCACCTTGCGGTCCGGTAGGACCTTGCTGACTCCAGGTAATCGATGCAGCCCCGCCAGCGCATGACCCGCCAGCCCCGGTGTCTATCACCTGCAGATTGGCACCATGTGCAGGCGGAGGCGACTGATAACAGGCATGAATCACGCCGCTGCCATCGGGGATAGCGGCCGATGCGATCCCGAATCCAGCCAGCTGAGAACGACTGCCCCGCCCGCTACCGCCATCACAATCCGGGATCGCATCAGATCACTCTTCCTCGGCGTACGGGTCCTGCTTCTTCGGGAGCATGAGCGCAGCCGCCTGGGCACCGAACAGGGTGCGCGGTGCAGGCCGCGGTACCGAATGGGTGGTGCTGGAGTGCTCAGTGCGGGTCAGCACCCGGCGCAGCTCGTCATCCTCAGCGAGCTTCCGGATCTCCTCGACGGTGGTCTGCGCATAGTTCGCCAGCGACCGCAGCGCCGCGTTCGTGGCACGCACCGCCGCCGTAGCGTCGGGATACCCGGGCGACAGGACTGGCGCCACATCAACCAGCTCCACCGAATGCAGGGTGCGCATCGGGAAGTTCTGCTCCGTCACGCCCCACTCATCCCCGCCCGGATGTACCCGGAACGCGAACGACGAATGCCGGATGTCACCACGCTGGACGAGTTCCCGCACGTCACCGCGGGACTCCGGCGGAAGCACCTGATAGTCGAGGCCCATCCGGTCCGGCTTGAGCCGCAGAGTGCCCGCCGCGGTGGTGCCCAGCACGAAGTTCGGGTCGTGATTGAACCGGCACACCACGTCATGCCACTCGCCGGCCTTGGCGTCATCGAACGCCTGCGGCGACACCCGCTCCACGAACCCGCCCAGGTTCTTCGACATGCGCGGCATGAACACGGTGGCGTAGCCGCCGATCCATTTGCCGTCGCTGCCCAGGTCCCGCATCTCCAGCGGCCACGTGAAGTCCCGGTACAGCGAGGTGATCCGAAGCTCCCGGATCTCCTCATCGCCGGCGAGGCTGTTCTCACCGAAGTGGATGCCGAACTTCTTGGCCGCCGAATGGATCTTCGCCATGGCCTTGTCACCGAACGGGCTCCCCGACGCCCGCGCCAGCGCGTTCCGCACATGCGCCGGGTCGTGAACGGGGAAGTGCCGCAGCGAGCGCGGGGTGGTCTTCCCCGTCGAGTCCTTCGTGCCGCCCGGCTCAATGTAGGCGAATGCGGCGTCCGGGAGGTCGTTGATCGAGGCACTGGTCATAGCCGCCATCTCTAATGGCCCTTTCCGTTAAGAGCGGCGGGCGTCAGCCCAGCCTGTTCCGGATCGAAATCAGCCTGCAGGCCACGGGCCCACAGTTTCGCCTGGGCTGCGGCACCAAGCAGGGGCGGCGGTTCTGCCCGGTTATCCGTACTCCCGGCCCGTTCTGTCCCCAGTTCAGCTGGCGGGTCCTTCACCAGCTCCCGTTCAGCCGGCAGATCCGTCACCAGCTCATCCAGCGCACCGCGAATCCTGGCCCTGCGCGCCTTACCAGCCCGCTCCTCAGCCTCGGTGCTGCCCAGGCAGCCGGCCCGGGTGGCCAGCTCGATCCACCGGCGCGCCCGCGAGCGGTCATCGTCGGTGGCGAGCTGATGTTTCGGGCCGAAGAAAGCATTCCCGTGCTCCACCCCGGCACCCGGGTCTTCCGGTCCGGTACGGGCCTGGGTGATCTGGTGCGCCAGATAGTCCGCACTGGTAGTCGCGATGGGCGCCGTCCCGGGGACGTCCGCCTGGACCAGGCCCTCCTGCTGCAGATCCTCCAGCATGTCCACGGCGATCTTCGCTTCCAGGGTGACCAGCGGCAGGATCGAGTTCGGGATCGCCCGCGTCGTCGCAGCCATGCGGTCCAGCATGCTCAGCGGGATCGGGTCGTTCCCGACACCACCTGCGAGGGGCGGCAGGTCCTCAGTGGCGCGGATCTCGTCGATGGTCCTCAGGCCCATGGTCCGCTGATGCTGGTAAATCTCCGTCCTGGTTTTCAGGTCGGTTTTCAGCAGCGCATCAGTGTTGAACCGCACGAACTGCGTCGCCGGGAGCAGCGACGAGAACAGGTGCTCCATGCGCACCAGCCACGGCCGGAGAGTGTCGGTGATCAGGGACAGGGTTTCCTGTTCCTGGGTCGCATAGGTGAGCGAGTCACCCCGGGTGCCGCCCACCTTCGTCGGGGGCACCCCGTACACCGCCGCGACCTGGGTGGCGTTCAGCTGCATGGCCGTGACGAACGCCGCCTCGTTCGGCGGCACGACAACCGGCTTGTAATCCCAGTCCTTGCCGTACACCAGCGGCTCATGCAGCCGCAGTGTGTCCGTCAGCCGGCGCCGGATCTCCCGGGCTGAGGTCTCGTCAACTTCCTCGGCCATGTTCTGGAACGTGCCAGGCGGGAAGCCGCCGTTGCGAAACCAGGTCGCTGAATACTCCAGCGCATTGGCACCCTGCTCATACAAGGTGGCGAAGGCCAGCATCGGCGAGATCGCGGCGAGCCGGCCGGGGATCACGAACGCGCGGACGTGAACCAGCTTGCTGCGGTCCACCATCTCGCCGTTGTAATACACCCGGGCTTTCATCGGGTTCTCAGGCGACATCTCGTCGTCCTGCACGTTGATGCGGTCCGGCGGGAGCCACTCCACCGTCTGCGGGTATCCCAGCCCGTTCGGCGAATTGACCCCGGTGCGGGATGAGATCAGGCCCCAGGCGTTGCCCCACAGCAGCGCCGACGACAGGCACATGAACAGCCAGTCATACATCGTGGTGTTGATGTCCGCCGACGGATTGTCCAGCAGCTGGCTGCCCGGCAGCTTAGTGGTCGTGCCGTCAGGGTTCTTCCTGTACACGTTGATCGGGAGCGAGGCGACCGCATCGGCGATGTAACGCACGCAGGAGTAGACCGCGGCGAGGCCGATAACCGTGTCCACGCCTGACACCTGACGGGAAGGATGAACAGGCCCGCCAGTGTTAAATTTCCAGTACGGATTTTTCCAGGGGTGTAATCAGGGTAATTGCCAGGGCACACCTCCGATCGTTCTGACCTCGGTGTTTACCCTGTCCAATAGTCCCATGTCACCTCCCCCGCTCTCCTGCTGTTAACTGTGCTCAGTGGCTAGTCACGCCGCGGTACGTAGCCGGAGTCGAGCCGCTGGATTTCCTGCCGCAGCCTGGCGTTCTCCCGCAGAACATTCTCCAGCTTCGGCTGATTCAGCGGCTCACCGCGGGCTTCGCGCCACCCGGTCCTGACGGCGACAGCTGACCAGGCGCCGCAGAAGAACAGCAGGGTGAAAGCCTTGGCGATCAGCCAGCCGGCGCTGAACAGGACGCTGGCGATGAGCGCCAGCACCACGTGGCCCGGCTTGACCTGCTTAGCCTGCTTGGTGATCTCGTCAACGTGGTACCGCTCAGCGAGCGGAAGCCTGATCGTCTCGGTGCTGTCACTCACGGCCGCCGGCATTCTGCGGGTCGTAATGCTCGTAGCGGTATTCGTGGCTATCCATCTCAGTCCCAGCCTGGGTCGTCGTTGTATGGCGTGGGTGGTGCAACGGTCCTGGCATGCTTGCCGAGCCGGGAGGCCCGGGGCGGTGGCTGCGCCACGGGCATGTCGGTGATGACGAACATGCCGGGTGTCAGAAAATGCGGCACTTCATGGGGGGCGTGAGCCCACCGGTCACCGATCTCGTCGTCTGCCATGTCACCTCCCACGCCTCGTCGGGAGGGCCGGGGAGCGGGCAGATCCCGCCCCAGCTCCATGCCCCGCTGCCAGCCAGTACCACGGCGTGCGCACCGAGCCCGTCCCAGTCGTCAAACCCAAGGATCGTACCGGGGATGAGCCTGGTGGCTGGCCGGATGAGGGGATACCGGCCAGCCAGCCCCAGCTGCCCGGCCACGTCCAGCATTACCTGCAGCGGCACGCCATCGTCGGGGCCTGCCGCAGCCTGCCAGTAGAGGCCGAGCATGTCATCCTCGCCGGCCCGCACCCCGGTGAGCCGGAGACTCGCCGCGAGAGCTTCCGCAGCACAGCAGGCCACATTCCCCTGGCTGAGCTTGTGCGCCAGAATCGGGTGGGGCTTCTTGTGAATGCCCTTGCGGGCTGCTGCCTGTGAGGCGCGGCCGGCCGCCGCCCACTTCTGGGATGCCTTGTGCTGCGCTTTGGTCTGGCCGAACTTGGCGATCTTCGCCGCCTCAGCGCGGCCGCCGGACACAGCCCGCTTGTGTTCCGCGCGTTTCTGCGCCTTGGACCGGCCCGCCTGCGGCTTCTTCGCCATGAGCACTCCTCAGGCGTGTCACCTAACGCTATTCAGAACGTTGTAACCTCTGCCGAACTTGTTCGCCGCCCACGCTGCGAGAGTTGCCGCGCATAGCGGTGAGATGTCCACTGCGGTGGCCTTGCGGGCCCAGGCGTATTGCCCGTCGCCGATCTCGCGGCGTTGCGCCCCGGCGACCGCGGACCGCATGTCGGCCTGCCCGCCGTGGATGAGCTGCTGGTCCGCGCAGAGTGTGTAGAACTGGCCGAACGCCTGCCCCACATCCCGGGTGGTGGGCGTGGTGATGTCCAGGCCTGCTTTCTCTGCCTCAACGAGGAGCTGCGCTGCGGGTGAGAGCGGGTCGATGACGATGGCGGCGATGCGGTGCCGGGACGCGAGTTCTTTCAGCCGGGGCACCACCCATGAGGTGCCAGCGCGGTGGTCTTCGCGCTGCTCACCGTCGGGCATGGTGGCTACGCCCCGCTCAATGAGAATCTTCCCGCCGGGCACCAGGCCGGCGATCACGATGGCGGACGCACTCTGATCCGGGGTCACGTCCGCAGCGATCGCCACCCTCGATGGCCTCGGTGCTCCCGCCAGCTCCACTGCGCAGCTGTCCCACACCGGCTCGGGGATGACCGCCCAGCCCATCTCGTCGGCAGGCCATTCGCCGACGCCGAGACGTTCCCGCTTGAACTCGGCGGGCGACATCTTGGTGTATTCGCGGTGGACGTGCTCGGTGCTGATCCGGATCCCGAGCCCGGGGTTCGCCCGCGCCCACGCGGCGACGCTGTCGGGGTTGTCGTGCTCGGTGCAGCCGGGCTTGCACATGTCGTGGTGCTCGTCGATCGACCATTCAAGCCAGACCAGCGAGTCGTCGGTGCCCCTGATGCCGCGGTTGCGCACCCGGTTGAGCTGGGTTGAGTCCTGGTAGCCGGCTGACGCGGTGTACCACACCTGGGGGTTCGCGACCGCGGACAGGGTGGGGAGCGAGGCGCCGACTTCTTCGTCGGACAGGATCATCGACTCGTCGTAACACAGGCATTCGCAGGTGAAGGAACGGCCGGACCCCCGGCTGCGGGCCAGGAACCGCAGCCGGGGTGCTACTGACTTGCGGACCTGCACGCCGCGGGATCCGAAGATCAGCGTGGGGGTGGGCCGGAGTTCGATGGCCTCGTCGCCGTGGCTGGTGCGTATCCCGTGGGAGCGGACCCTGCTCATCAGCCATGACTGGGATTCAACCAGGTCGCGCATGCGG